AGCAAGAACAGGGTGCGTTGCACCAGATGCTCCTTGAAAAGGTTCTGTTCTGTTTTCGTATTTAAATCCTAGTAAGTCAAGCCCCTCTGTGTATCCTCTCTCCCAATCTTTTCTTGATGCTTTGTAGTCCATGTAGTTTTGGACCATTTCGTTACCAACTGGTTCTAAAACATCGTCTGGTAAAATATCTGCTAAGTTATCAAAGTGTGATTCTGTTCCCGGTATATTTATAGCTCCCGGTTCAAAGTCTAAAGTTGCACCACCATCTTCCTCAGGTATTACCTCTACAGGTGGTTTATCTACTATCTCTTCCTCAACACTAACTTCTTTGACTTCTTCCTCTGTAGGAATATCAATTTTAGTTCGAGTGTTAGGGAGTGTTTTGTCTATATCTGCCATTTATACTCCTATATTCTCTTAACACGTTTCATCAGCCCTTGCAACCCTTGTGAGTTGGGGCCAGATACTGGTGGGGGTCCTGAATCTACACCAGCTAGTTTAGCTATACCACCGCCTGCTAAACCAGGCACATAATCTGTTATAGGTGATTGTAAAAAACCGCCAACTTTTGATTGTCTCTCAGCTGCAAGTTTTGCTTGATCCTCAAAAACTGCTTCTTGAGCTTTTTGTAATTGTTCAAAACCTGCTTCTTTTTCTGGTATAACATTTCCAAGAGGGTCTAAAAATTTTTTCGTGGCACCAAGTAAATCTTCTTCTGCTTTTTCAACTTGTCTCGGATACATAAAAGCATCATCAGGAATCATAAACTCATCAGCTCTTCCTTCTTGATAATCAAGCTCATCAGCTTTTTTATAAAAGTCTTGAACGTTTTTAATATTACTTGTGTCATAACCAAGTTCTATTGCTTTATCTAATAAAATTCTTTGATCGGTTGTACCTAATAAACCATAAGTAGTATCTGCTAAAATATTTGCAGGTGTCTTACCACCTTTATATCCCATGTATGCTATTGGTAATGCAGCTACAGTTTCAAATACTAGAGCTCCTGGTCCTAAAGTTTGAGTAAAAAGAGATTTTGCTGCATTAAGTTTTCTTGCAGTATTTAAAGTTTGAATAGCCTTCGGTGCTTTACCAGTTTGAACTTTTAAAAGATCTTCTTGTTTTTTAATATCATCAACATAAGACATTGGGTCATCACATCTAGTTAGTCCTCCACTACTACCAGCGAATTTACATTTAAAACCAAGCTTCCTTAAATTTTGAGCTATTTGTTTTGATTCCTGTCCTATTATATTTTCAACACCTTTTATTTCAGAAGGTGAAACTTGTGTAAAACTTTGTTTAGTTCCCACACCAGCAGTTTTAAATAAGTCTGGATTTTTTTCTGCATACGCTTGAAAGTTTTCATTTAAATTTTGTAAGTTTAATAAAGATTTACGTATTTCATCTCTCATATTTAATTTTTGAAACTCTTTTACACCGTATTTAAAATTAGTTGCATCATCACTAATCTTACCAATATTAAGTTTTAGATCTCTTGCAATTTTTTCTACAGCTTTCTTTTTATTTAAATTATTACTTTGCACAGCTCTTTCATATTGCAATGATAATGAATCTTTAAAACCGTTATTAAGATCTGCTTCTAATACATTTACTCTAGTTAATTGATCTGTGGTTGCATTAAATATTTTATTTAAACTAGATCTAGATAATGGGTGATCAAGTTCAAAATTTATGTTTGGATATTTAGCATTAATAGCTTCTCTTAATAATCTATATTCGTTTAAGTTTTTTTTAATAGCTAAAAATTTTTTAGGGTTATATGTGTTTGATTTAGGATTACCAAACGCTTGGTAAAATATTTCATCTATTTTATTTTTATCATATTTAATTAATTTACTTTTCCATAATTTATTTAATGTATTATCAGAAAAAGTAGGATCGTCGGGTATCCATTTTAATTGATACCTCATCTCTTTACCGGCTATTTTCATTCTTTTGTTGTAAATATTTTTTTGTAGTAAAGCTGATTGATTTTTAAGTTCAGGTAAAGATATATTATTATCCTTAGCAAATTTTTTAGGATCAAAAAATTTTTTCTTATTTGTCTCTTGTAATAATTTTATTTGAATATCTTGTTCTTTTGGAATTCTTGCTTCTCTGGATCTTTTTCTAGATCCTTCCTCTGTTAATACTTCACCAAAATTTTTTATTTCATTTTTTATTTTTCTTCTAAAGTTTAAATTTTTATCTCCAGACATGGAAGCATAGTCTTTAAAACCTAAAGTTCTAGCTCCTTTATTTAATTCTTTTTTGCCAAAAGTATCATAATCAGCTTTTAGTTGTTTTAATCTTAATGCCTTAGCACCTTCTTCTCCTCTATATCCCTGCCTTGTGCCACCAAAACCTGGTTGCACTAACATACCACCACCTGCCATATCTTGTCTTGGATTGTCTCTTACAAATCTGTTGATAGCCTCCATTGTTTCAAGACTTTCTTTTTTGGGTGGGATAGGTGCTTGGCTTGCAGGAAAAACATCTGGAAGATCTGGTTTAACTTTCTTGACCCTTGTTAGGTAATCCATCGCCATTCTAAATTTTAATGGATTCATTATTCTCCTAACATCATTGCAACGCCACCAGACGCTAATCTACCTCTTGCAATTTCTTCTAAAGTTGTTTGATCAAGATTACCACCACCTTGACCTACTTCTTCTACAATTTCTTGAATACTTTCTGGCTCAATACCATCTTCAACATCTTTCATCTTACCATCTCCGTCTGGTCTAACTGTAAGTTCTTCATATTCATCTGGTGGTTTTTTACCTTTTGTCATTTCATCTGCTTGACCTTTTCTAAGCGCCATAACTTCTTCTTCGTAACCAAACTCAGGATCTCCCTTTCGTTTTACGATTGTCATATCACCTGTTACTAGATCTTCTTCTAATGTGTAATTTTTATAATTAACCTCAACCATTCTTTCTCTTCGAGCCACGCTTGATTCTTTACCTAGTATTTTAATTTTTGCTGCTAAATCAAAAAAGTATTCTGGTGGTTTTGCTGGCATTGATTTAGTTGCAACCTCTGCAACTTTAGCTGCGGGTTTTGCACCTTTGAAAAACTTACCAACGATAGGTAGCGCTGCAAGGCCTCCCATAATTTTCATAAACTGTCTTCTAGACATTCCACCTTTGTCAAAGTTTGCACGGCCTCCACCTGCAAAATTAAATTTTTTCTTAAATCCAACATTAAATTCAGGTTCACCTGTTTCTAAATTATACATTAAAATTCCACCGAGACCTTCCTTGTCACTACCTTCAATCATAGCCTCTTTGTTAAAACCTAATCCAATGTCTCTACTTTTAAATCCACCTTCATCTAAAAATATTTCTTGACCACCTGCTTCTATTCTATTTCTAGATTTACCGTATTGTATTTTTGATAATAGATCTATTTTTTCAGATACTGGTATGTCTGCTTTTAAAATAGCACTAAAAGTTTCTTCGTCGCTAGTAATACCTGCTGGTGCATCTTTAATTTGTTGTCTGCCAGATCTACTACCCTTGGCGTCTAATGTTATACTTGGTGCATCTGGACTTCCATTTGCAAAGCCTGCACGTCCACCTGTTGCTTGTTTTTTTCTGTCTAATGATGATTTAATAGTTCCTATAATTTCATCAGAACCCATTCCTTTATTTTGCATTATTAATGCCTCATCAATTGTTGCCATAACCTCTGCTAATCTTTGTGGGTTATCATCAGCTAACATTTGATTTAAAAGTTTGTCATCAATTTTGCCTTTGTATTTTTTTATAATTTGTTGAGCTAATCCTTTTGCAATCCCACCACCAATGAAACCTGCACGTCCACCATCTGCTTTTTTATCTGGATCTTTAAATGGTATGACGTTTTTATTTTTTAAAGCTTCTTCTGCTTCTTTTCTTCTTTGTTCAATAGTCTTAGGTCCTTTTTTAGTTTCTTCTACTAAATCAGAAAAAGGATTTTTACCTTCCATTAATTTTTTCTTTAAACTTTCAGATGTAATTCCTGAACCTGGTTCACCTCTTGGGTGTTTACCTGTTCTTTGTATTTCTAATATTTCTTCAAAAGATTCATCACCATAAAGTTTTACACCTAATTGATCTTCCATAATCTTATATGATTTTTTAGCACCAGGTGATTTTAATGCATCAACCATCTCTTGACCTTTGCCTGGTCCTTTGGCTGCATCATATGTTTCTCTAACTTTTTTACCAAACTCTGGTGAGTCTTGAATTTGTTTACCACCCATGATACCTTTGGATGTATCGATGACGTTGCCCTGCATGTCGACAACTTTACTTAATTCTTTTAATCTTTGAACCGCTTCTTGTTGGATTTTTATTTTTTCCAGCCCATCAGGCTTTCTACCCATAACTTTTTGAAAACCTCGTGTAAGCTGTTGAATAGCTTCTGCGATAGACATTCCTGCTTTTAGTGCCATTAGTAATAATTCCTTTTAATTTTTTCGACCTTTTCGTCGACGTAGTCTTCAGGGTGTCCGATCAGACCGCCCTGTCTGAATCGCATAATCGCTTGGGTTGTACTATCAACCAAGTCGTCATGATCCCCAAACGGAAACGCAGCACATTCTTCAATGACTTC